GAATTGGTCTACAGCAAAATTTAACTGTTCGTTAATACCCATTCCTTTACGAACATCATTAAATAAAGATTTAATAATAGATTCGTTTCTTGTAGGTACACCTTTTTTGAAATTTACATAATCGTTATCAGCGGCATAACCTCTCATCTTACTCGCTGACATTCCTGAAACATCGTCAGCATCGGGATCTCTGTCACCAGCAGATACAACATTAATATCATCAAATGTATAATCTTTTCCGTTGTATTTTTGTAAGAGAGTATTGAATTCGTTAACGCGATCTGAACCTACAACCACAACGAGCTTTGAATAACTTTTCTGTAATTCCTTTGCTACTTCGATGATTGTCCTTGCATTAGATTTAACAACATATTTCCGGCCGAACAGGGATTGTCCATATTTGATTTTTTGGTCGTATGTTAGAGGATTCTTCTTTGCATCTTGTGTTTTTGAAAGGTATACTAGCGGGGTACCTTTTTCATCAATAGCAACAGAGATAATCTTATTTACAAGTTTTTCGTGGCCTACCGTTGGAGGGTTCATTCTACCAAATGTGATAACTGCGGTTCCTGAAACAGCCTCTTTGATTGTAGGTTCGGTATCGACATATTTGCTTGCGTCAAAAGACTTCTTGGAATCTTTTTTAATAATTCCTTTACCTGTATCTTGGTCCTTCTTGGAGTCTTTGCGCTTTTTAATATTTTTATTATCAGCGTCTTTGATATTATCTTGGTCGTTGTAGTCGTCAATTGACGCAGCGGCCTGAGATGTCGTATCTTTTTCTAATAAGCGTGACATTAATATTTTCCTAAATTTAGTTTGCTAGTGTTTTTATTTATAATATTTTTGGAATGAGTCGATAAATTTATAGTTCCTATGTGCTGAAGAGTTCCAAATCGTCGATTCTCTTAAATAACCTAAAGCAGGTGTAGGAGACATAATACAAAGTGGAATACTTGTTTGTCTTTGTCCTCGTATAAAATATGCATTATCCACAGCACCTAATATACCTCTTTGTTCAATCTCCCATACAAGATTTTGCGCTGTTCTTTTTGTCATCATATATGCATGTGCACCTTCATGACCATCAATAGGAATTAATTGTCTTGGTTCATGTTTAGCGTCCAAAAATTTATAGTTCCAATGGTCAGGTACTTTATAACCTAATACAATAATATAATTATCAGGTACTTTAATATCAGGCTTATAATACATTATTGCATCATGTTCTAATACAATACCAACTTCATCATCACCATCAGCAATCTTTTTCCAAATTGCTCCATGTCCTGCTGAACAAACATTTGCCTTTTGATGTTGGTTAGGATTCTCTATGTGCAACATAGGTTCATAGAATTTCATCTTGATGCCTGTTTCGCACCAAGCCATACGACCTGTGCAATTAGACCAACCCATAAAGTATTCCCAATCTAAATCAATCGCATCACAAGTCTCTGCACAAACGGCTGCGTACTCGTGTGACAATGGATGGTCATGTTTTAGAATGTATGCTTTCATCCTGATAGTTTCTCATATGTTTCAAAATCTAATTTGAAATGATTTCGTAAACTAGTCATTACTTCATCATCAAATTGTATTTCTGTTGCTCGGTCTTTTCTAAATCCTGACTTGTGTTGTGGTAATGGATGTTTAATTTCAATATTTAAATCGTCCATTAATTTATGGAGTTCTGTTTCTAAATTTTCATATAACCAAAACTCACCACGTAGTTTGCCTTCAAACATTAATAAGTCAGTTTGTTTGAGCATTGTATTGTATTCTCTTCTTAATGAATAACCGTCAGGAGAAAATGATTTATATTCCTCAAGTGTAGCAACTGTATTTGGTGCCCACCACTTTTTCATAAAGTAATAAAAACTTTTTTGTCTATCTACAGGATTTCTTAATACACTGATACAGCGATAGTTCATTATAATATCAGGTGTAATTACTCCTTCGCGAATTAAATCATTTAAACTAAAATGAAAATACTTAAAAGGACGATTCCTATTTACAATATGAGGGTTTAATGTGCCAGGAATTCCTGTGTCGTCAATCTCTGTATAGATTGCATCTGGGTCGTCGATGTTTTTAATTAAGAACTCTGATGTACTGCTACTTCCAGTTTTTGGTGTTCTTAAAAATAATAACTTATACTTTTTTGATAAGTACATTTATACTCCTTGTGAATAATCCTTTAACCAAGGCATTCCACCGTCAAGCGCGGTTGAACCCCAATGTTGTTCTGCATATACTTTATCAGGTCCATTATATCTAGGCCAACCGTGGCGATACCATTGAGGTATGAAATAATGTGACGGAAAGATATGCAGCTTATCTCTATGAAAATCTAAAATTCTTGCTAGGAAAAAGTTTCCTGTAGATTCATGTGGCTTTTCGTGTAATTGGTTTGGTTTAAGTGTATGTAAATTTCGTAGGATTAAATCTAGGAACTTGTTTCCAGGGTTTGCTGCCATGATTGGAGATATTGATTTTGGTAATACTTTTTCGCATTCGTATACTGTATAAGCTAAATTAGGATCCTCAACAAATAATTCCGATACATCGTGTAAACATTCTGAATCTGCTTCAGGCCAAAATCCACCTCTTTCATAAATTAACTCATAACGAATTAAATCAGCAACACCTGCCCAAGTACCTCTTCGATAATATTCTTCTATTAAATGTTGATTATACCATTTACGATTATGAAGCATTTCATCAGTGAAGATACTATATTCCCAGTCAGGCATTTTCTCTTTCCAAGTATTCATCCACTTCAATGGAGGATCCTTAGGACCAATCCATATATGCGTCATCTTCTTTTCAATATTAATATTCATATCTCCACATCCACGCGCCTGCGCCTATATAACTATCTTTTACATAGCCAGCCATTTCCATCGCAAGATCTTCGTCAATACCTTTTTCTTGAGCCCACTTCATAATATAATAAGTTCTAAGTTTAGGGTCTATATCTTTAAATTTTTCTACGATCTTTTCGGTATTCATAATCGTTGTATATACCTCATTGCCGCTCGAGCGTTATCTTCGGATTCTAATTTTATATATTGAATATCCAGAGTTTCAAATTGATTCACAATGGCAGCATCAATTTCTAATGACTCTTCAAGATCTTGAGCGCGACCTTTTTGTTCAAAATTACCTTGACGACCTAACATAAAATTAATATTTGTCTTATATAAATTATAACACTCTAAAGCCATCTTGTCAATTAATTCTGAATATAAACTTTCACCGTAACGACAACGATATATCGGACTTAATAAGACAGGACTATCGGTAATGATATAATCTACCTTATCCGCTAATCGTAATATCTTTCGGTGTTGATGACCAAGAACCCAGAGTTGGTCTTGGAGCATTGGAATGTTGCCTTCCCAAACGCATTCTTTAGCAAACTCGTCTGTAAGCTCAACATTATATCCTGCGATTTTCATGTTATAAAAAAGACCTGCTGCAGCAGTTGATTTGCCTGAGCCAGGTCCGCCGTAAAAATTTATGACTGTGACGTCTTTCAAGATCACTTCCTCATTATGTAAAAGATTTTATATTATAACAAAGTTAGGAGGTTATGTCAACTATTATGGTGTACCTTGTGAATTACGATAATCATAAAAGTCTTTATTGATTTCGCCGTTCACCAAGGTCTTTCCTGGCTTCCTACATTTGATATAAGTTTGAGTTGTCACTCCGCCCGGTGTTGTAAATGATCTTACACCTGCTGTGACTGTTCCTGGACTTGTAGAATATGTATCTGCTGCAGTTGCTGCGTTATCATATTCCCATGTTCCGTTGCTTCCTGGTACTGTTACGAATGCCATTATTTTTGCCACCCTTTAATATATTCTGGACTGAAGTTTGCTTTACTAAATTCAAGTCGGTCAACAATCTTCAATGCGTTTGTTCCATATTGGTCAATCGCAACAAATCCTTCTTGACCTGTCACTTCAAATCCTTTATTTGTTTTGAGCAGAGTACGAATACCCTGAACTTTATTTAATTTATTTATAATCACATATTTAATATCAACAAGCTTATCGTATAAAGCAAAGATTTCTTCAATCTTTCTAATGTTTTGTCTTGAGAAAACAGATAGTGCGGCGGCTGCTTTATCCATTTGAACTTTTTTACCAGCAGGAGTCTTTCTTGCATCTGCTTGTTTTTTATAATAATCTTGTATGTATTTTTGAAGTCCTAATACGAAAGGCTTAACTGCACCTATACGTTGACCATCACGAACCTTTGAATTAATATATGTATTTACTTTTTGATTTAAATCTTCGTTCTTTCCGAACTCATTTAAAATTTTTGCATCAATTTTTCTAAACATTGAACCTGCTTCTGATAACATCGCTGTAATTGCTTTGTTCTCTTCCGCAGTAAATGTTGCTGTACCTGATATATCCTTAAAGGTTGCGTCTACATGCCAGACGCTTTTAACATCCTTAAGTTTAGTTGAGATCGCCTGACCAAAACTTGCAGACATTTTGTCAAGAGTTGGTCCTCCGTATGTTGTATGCCAGACCACTCCGATTTCCGAGTTTGATATTTTCTTACCGAGGTCTGATGATTTAGGTACCGCGTAAACAATGGTATTAGGATGGAAAGTAATATGCGGTTCTCCATCAATATTTTCTGTTTTAAGATCGCTTTTTGAATATAAGAAATCACCTTGCACTACTCCTTCAATTCCTATCTTCGACAATTCGCTCAACGCAGTCTTAAATTTTGCATTGAGGTCTCCTGATAGGTCATTATCTATTTCTTTATTTGTTTTATATAGTTTTGGTGTTTTATTAAATACACCTTTCTTTGCGACAAAGAACTTGCCATCGCTCGGGTCAATCCCAGCAAAGATAGCAGGAGCTCCATCCCATTTTGTTGTTAAGCTAACAGGTGCAGAAGTATTTCCTGAAAGCATATCGCGTATATTGCGAATATAATTAATTACGTTTCTTGTT